GGTGATATTTTTGGCGCTGTTGAGCACGCCGCTAAGGCCATAAGCGCCAATGCCAAATGGGCCGCTTCCCCAGGCGGTGCTGATCAATGCGGTGTTGACATAGAGGGTGGGGTAAAACGTGACATCTACCCCCGGCACGGAGCCGTCGAGCGCATCTGACCAACTTTGCAGTCTGATAGTGCCTGCTGTGGACAGATTAACGTCCACCAGCGCAGCATGAGTCACGCCGTAGATGCTGCTGAGCGTGCAATTTAGCTGGCTGGTGCTGCCTGCACCGCTGCGCCACACGGCTGAGCGCTGCGGGTTTTGAACATTACTGGCGGGTGTGGTTCCGCTGGCAGTGCTGCTAGCAGTGACGATGCCGTCATCAGCTTGGTTGTCGAACAAAAATATTTCGTTTGCCATTTATGCGACCACCGTGATTTTTTGCTTGGGGTAAGCGCCATCGAACACATCGCCCAGGCCCACCACTGCGCCGTTGTAGCTGCTGCCGAACCAACTGATTGACACTTGGTCCCCCAATCCGAGCGTGGCACTGTAGGGGACCGTAGTGGTGATGATTTTTCGGGGGACGCCGTAGAGGGTTTGCATGCGGCCTGCGGCTGCTGCTGCGTCTGCGCCGCTGTCAAAGTACGTGACCAGCAGCGGGCTATCCGTGTACGTGTACTCAGCCACTGGCGTTAGCGTGGTGCTGCCCAGCAGGCCTGCGGATGCGGCAAATGCGGCTTGCGCGGCTGTGGCTGCGGGGCGCACTTGGGTTTGTGTTGTCCAGTTGGTGCGGTACTGGTATTTGACAGCACTGTATAGGCGGTCTGATTCGTCGATTTGGACGCGATCTAGCAGCGATTTTTCGTCATATGCGACGGTGGCCGTGCTTGGCAGCGGATACTGTGCAAAAGTAAGTATACCTGTGCGGCTCAAATACCAGTACCCTGCGCACCCTTGCATTAGTTTGTTTAGCAAGCTGCCCAGCGTGTCGGTTGCCGTCAGGTACAGGCCAATGGTGCCGCTTGGCACGCTGTTGTAGGCGCGGGTGTAGCTAGTGACTCCTGCTCGGTCCAGCAGGTTGCCGATGATGGACTGCGTGCTTTCCAGCCATGTGCCTGACACTTTCGCGCCCTGCACGTCTGCGGTGATGGTGCCAGCGGGTGAGCCTGTCAGGTTGAAATATCCGCTGGCGTTTGTTTTGGTGTAGTCGGTGCCAAGGGTGAGCAAAACGCCGTCATCGTAAACAGCGGTGATGTCGTTGACAGCGCCATCATGAACTGTGTATTTGAGCGTGGCCGGGTCAGTGATAAATGGCGTGATGTTGCGGCAGTACCCGAAGCAAAGGGGAGCTACAGCGGTGTCTACGGCAATCTGCTTGGCCGTGATCTCAGGGCTACCGTCGATGATTTCTAGGCTCAAATCACCATCACTGCTGCCGCCTATGCGGTTGATCTTGCCCGTGGCGAGCGTGATGGCGGTGCTGTAGGCAAACAGATCGCGGGGCGCGGCAACTTTGAGCGTGACGGCGGTGCCACGAGGCAGGGTCATCACGGCATTGCCTGCGCCTGCGCTTGAGGTGTAGGCCGCGCTGGTGCTGGCAAGTGTGACCGTGCCGAAACCTGTGCTTGCACCGCCGTCGAACACGTCATTCACCACACGGCGAAATTCTGGCAGGCCTGAGCCGCCAATGATGGGGCTGTAGGCGCAGCTTGAGGGCGTGTCGGCGGGGTCAGTGATGTAGGGCTCATCGCTGATGCGGTAGCAGGTAGCGGCGGCGTCTGTGCGCTGGATTTCTAGCAGCAGGATGCGCCGGGCGTCTGGCGTGGCGAAGTATTCAGAGAGGGTCATCGTGCGGCCGCTCCTACGCCGTTTGCATAAATCACTACTTCGTGGTTGCGGCTGCGCTCTTTGATGGTGCTGATGACTTGCTCGGCCAGCTTTTTGCCGTCATGGGTCATCACGGTGACGTGGATAGGCGTGTCTGACTCTTTGGCTTTGGCAACCTCTTTGCGGAGTTCGCGCACTTCGTTGATCAGGTCTTGGTTGTTGCCCCCACTGCCGCCGAGCATGGATGCTGTTTGCTGCGCATTGAATATTCGGCTTGGCCCCGTCACCTCTAACTCGGGGCCGCGCTCGCCAACCAACCTCAACCCGCCCGCAAAGTCGCCGCCCGTTGCAAACGCCGGGATGCCTGCATTGGCAAAAAGGGCCTGAATGTCTGACAGGTTGTAGCCTGTTGACGCTGCAATTTCTGCCTGGCTCCAGTTGTTCCAATAGGCCTGATTCGCCAGCGCGGCGGCTGAGGCGCTGGGGTTTGACCAGTCAAGGGCACCCACTGCCCCGCTGATTGCAGCATCGGAGCTTGCACCACCCGCAGGCGCACCGCCGCCACCCGTGACAAAAGCAGCCGTAGACGCGCCAGATGTGCCCGCCTTAATGCCTGTCTCGATGCTGCTGCTGATTGCGCCGTAAGCCACGCCAGTGCCCATGCCGTAGCCGCTAAACAACGCGCTGATGTCGTTGATACCGTAGCCGCTGGCTGCGGCAATTTGCGCCAAAGACCAGCCGTTTGCCTTGGACATTGCAGCCAAGCTGGCGGTGCTGCTGGCTTTGCTGGCGGTAGACCAGTCGAGTGAGTTGATCGCTGAGTTTATTCTCTGAAGCTCTGCAAGCCCCTTAGTATTGGCAGCAATAACTTCTAGTTTGTCTATCTGGCCATCTCCGTTGGTGTCTATGGCATTGATAAGCTGCTGTGTGAGTGTGTCGCCTGTGCCAAGCGCCGTTTTAAGCTCGTCAAATGTCAGCATGCCATTGGCGTTGGCGTCAATGCTGCCGAAGCTGCTGCTTAGCGTGGCCGTCATGCTATTGATGGCGGCGAGCGTGTCGAACTGCTGCGCCTGGATAGCGCCCACGGTATTGGTTGCGCCGTCTTTGATGGCGGCTTCAATGGCTTTTAGCTGCGCCAAGTTGGCGTCATATTGCGACACGGCGGGCAGGTTTTGCAGCTCGCTTTGCACTTGGGCCAGGATGGCTTTTTGCTCCGCGCTGCTGGCGTACATGTCAGAGCCCGCACCGATGTAGGTTTGCGCGGTGGTGGCGACACGGTTGTAAGCGGCAAAGTCGCCACCACGGGCTGCGCTGAGGTCTTGCAGGTATTGGGCGCGGGCCGCGTCAAGTCTTGATTGAGGTGATGTGCCTGCGTTGACGCCCGTTTTGAGGCCTGCCAATAGGTTGCGTACGGCGTCACCCGCGCTGGTCAGGGATGCGTAGTAGCTTTGCTGTGCGGACAGTGCGGACTTGTAGGCGTCGGCGGATTTCTGCGCGGCGGCGGCTTGGTCTGTTGCCATCTTTTGCATGGCGGTGGCAGATTCCGACATTGCTTTTTGGCGGGCTTTTTCGGCGTAGACGGCGCGGATCAGGGCTTGGGTGGATTCGTCCGTGGTGCTGGCCAGGTCGCGCTGCATTTGCAGGGCGGTGTCGGTGGTTTTGCCTGTGAGCACATTCAACTGGTCTTGCCAGCTTTGGCGGGTTGTTGCGGCTTGCTCTTCGGCCTTGGCAAGCGCATCGACACCGCTGGCAAGCTTTAACGCGCCTGCGTAGGCTTTGGCGTTGGCTTCGACGCTTAAATCCATGGCACCCAGGCGGGCGACTTCTCCCTTGTACCATTCGCGCAGATTGGCGTTAGATGCGGGCATGACCACATTGATGGCATCGAACCCGGCATGAACTGTTTTAATGGCTTGGTCGTACTTTTCGGCATCGGTGCCAAAAAGGTCGAAGTAACTGGCCAGGGCGGTTTGCAGGCCATCCAGCCCGCCTGCTACCTCTAGCAGCTTTGCCGACGCCTCGACCGTCATGGTCTTGATGTTGTCCAGCGCGGCGGGGTAGGATTTCGAAGCCTCTTGCAACTGCTGATAGGCCGTGACTTGGGTTAGGTTGGTGGCGACTTGATCTTTGCTGAGCTTTTCAATGTCACCCAGGCCGCTAAGCCATGCACCCACTGAGCCGCCCAGGTCTGCCGCTTGCAGGGCTTCCAAAACGCTGCGCTGCAAGTCTGTGCTGTAGTTAGCCAAGGCGGTGGCGTCGTCTTGGCTTTGCATCGAAAATTGCCCACCCGTGCGGCCCAAGTTTTCGCCAAAGGCTTTGTCGCCAATGTAGCCGCCCGCAAACTGGAAACCTTTGCCGTTTTTGGATGATTCCAGGCCTGCGGTAAAGCCTGAGACTGTGGCTTTGCTGCCGAAGCCTGCAAGTAAGCGGTTGATTTCAGTTTGGGTGCTGCCGAACAGGCCACGCGACTGGTCTGCTGAAATCTCGCCGCCTGATGGCCCCTGGTTGTAGACAGCTTGGCCTTTGGCGTCTGATGTGTAGGTGGCACCGCTGCGGCTTTCGCCGCCGCCCATGCCTTTGGCAAGCATGTAGACGCCTGCCGCTGCGGCGATGTAGGGCATGGCTGCGCCAATGGTTGACATCATGCCCGCCCCGGTGGCTGCTGTGCCCGCCGCAGCGCTGCCAGTGGCTGATACACCAGCCCAGCCGCCATTGCCAGCAATCATTGCGCCCAAGGCATCGCCACCCACAGCACCCGTTGCATTGGCGGCAAACAGCGAGGCGCTAGACGCCCCGACGCTGGCACCGCCGAAATACTGCATGCCAGCGCCTGCCAGGCTGGATAAATTAGAGATGGTGGACATACCACCGGAACCAGCACCGCCTGCACCTTGTGCAATGGCACCCGACCCGCTGACAGTGGCACCTATGGAAAAAATCCATTTCTTGAGCGTCATCTGGTACAGCCAGTCGAAGAAAACGCTTTTGGCGGTGTTGCGCAGCTTGCTCCAAATGTCTTGCCCGCCTTGAAGCACGTTTGTCCATACGGTATGCGCGGTTTGGTCGATGCTTTGCCAAATGCTGGTGGTGGATTGCATGGCCGCGCCCATGTCAGATACGCCCTTGAGTCGCGCAGCATTGGCGGTTTCAATGGCAATAAGTTCATCTGCGTTATCAAGGCCGTTTTTGCGCTGGTCATTGATGGCCTCAATCTTCTTACGAAGGTCAAGTTCAATGCGGTAGTAATCAAGGATGCGCTTACGGTCTTCAGCAGATGCAAAGACGGTCTGCATTTCCAGTTGCGCGAGTTGCTGCGCCTCTTCAGCGGCAACAGTGTTAGCGCCCACGGCCAAGCGGATACGGTTACGTGCGTCTTCCTCTTCACGCAAGGCCTTGTTCACATCATCTTGATATTGGAGCGATTCGGCGTAGGCGGCTTGTGCGGCCTTAGCGGCTTTGGCCTGTGCCTCTGCCTTTTCCATCACGCCCTGAACATCGTTCATCTTGGATTCAAGGTCGATGTATTCCTTAAGCGTGATCTTGCCCGCTTGGTATTGTTCGATAAGCTTTTCGAGCGTTGTGATGCGGTACTTTTCAGAGGCTTCGAGCTTGCCGTTTCCGTCTAGTTCGGCTTGCGACAGGGCTAGCTGCTTGGCGATTTCTGCGCTCAACTTGGCGTATTCGTCGGCTACGGCTTTGACTGCTTTAGCTGCCTTGCTATGATATTCAAGCTGCTTTTCATTTCCGCCGTCTTGCGGATTGTCCTTTGCTGCACTCTTGATGGATTTGATTCTTGCCTCTAACTTTTCGGACAATCCAAGCGAAAAGCTAAGCTTTGAATTGAACTCGTTTGATGCGCGGCCAATTTCAGCAGCGCCTTCAAAGTTGCCTTTTGCAAACTCGGTAGCCTGCGCAAGTGCAGCGCCGATATTGTTTCCAATCAGGTTGAACACCTGTGCAACGCCGTAGCCAATATCAACCAAACTAGCAAGGCTAGTTGCCGCAACTTCCGCGAAGTCTGCAACATCATTTGATTTGGAAAGCTTGTTACCCTGCGAGTCAAGACTAAAAAGCTCTTTCAATGTGTCTTGCACTGCGCCCGTGAATGCCGTCACCATAGGCAACGCGGCAACTGCCATTTGCTCAGCAAATTGCATCAACTCAGACTTGGCGCGCGCTTGTGCGTCTTTGTAATCGTCTGCAAGTTGAATTTGCTCAGTTGTCAGTCCGTTATTTGTGTCCGTCTGCGCTGCGAGTTCCTTCATTGTCGGGATCAAAGCTGCTGAACCACGCCCGAATATTTCATTCATGACGGCGACTTTTCCTAGCCCGTCTTCATACCCTGCCATTGCTTTTGCAACAGTCTTGATTTGCTCATCAGCGCGGAGATTCTTAAAGCTCTCCACCTCGATGCCAATCTTTCCGAGTGCACGGCCTACGCCTTTGCTTTCATCGTCAACGGCGGCTAGGCTGCGTTGCATTCTGTTTGCAGATGCAATCAGTTGCTCAATTGATGCACCGCCCACATCAGCAGCGGTGCGAAGCGATGCAATCCCAGCAGGATCGCCGCCCGTTTGCTCAGCAAGGTCTTGGTATTGGGAAACTTTGCCAATCAGCATCTCAAATGCCGCGATGGTCGCACCGATGCCAGCCACAGCAGCCAATGCACCTACCTTGATAGCGCGGCCTGCGCTTTCGCCCATTTCTCCCGCACGTTTGAGTGCATCGACTTGCTTTAGCGCGGCTTCTGCCTGCTTAAGTTGGGACTCTGTAGCGCCGTCAATGGATAGCTTGTACAGCTTCGATTGACGTTCACTCATGCCGAATGTTTCCACTTGCTGACGCATTGCGGAAACCTGCTTATCAATCGACTCTCTGACCTTCTCGGTTGCAGATGCAGCGGCTTTTTGAGCGTCCGACATGATCCGCATCTTTGACGATGCATTGTCGGCTGCGTCTGCCGCTTTATGAGCGGCTTGTTCATTGTTTTTAAGCGCGGCTGTGCCCTTCTCTAGCCCGTCAGTTTGGAATTCAAGTCCAATTGTTTGCAGATCAAGAGACATTAAGACGCCCAATAAAAAACCGCCTCAGTGGGCGGTTTTTGTTTGAAGTAAAAAAGTGCTATCCGTTTTTCCACCATGCCCCGATACGGGCATAAGCGAACAAACATATTCCAATCGGCCACAAGACCGTATGGATCATTGGCTGTGAATTTGAAACGCATGAAACTGTGCCAACACACATGAACACAACCCCAGCCAATTGCGCGGCCTTGTACCGCTTTGACGTTTGCTGAATCGTTACGATCTTTTCGCCTGACTCCATACCTGAACCTCAATTGATTGATTGACCAATGAACATAGCATTTATCGGCCAATCAATCAACGTCTTCAACTGGTGTCAAAGCAACCCTATCAAGGGCAGATATTGCAGTCAATTCCCACAATGTTGGGGATATATGGCGGTTCCTGAAGTACCAACCAATCTCAGATTCTGGTATAGGAGAAGGCCCGGAATGCCCGGGCGGTCTTTTGTTGCTCAACTCTAGGAACCATCCCCAGACATGCCCAACAGATTCAGGAAACTCGACCGGATTAACGCCTTCTTCTGGAAGTTTCCCGGTCATTTTCTCTACTGTCTGTAGAGTCTCGCGCAGTGATTTTCCGTCTGTGTCTCGCTTGCCAAGTTTGAATTCATGCTTGGCAAACTCGATCAGTTCAGCTACTGCGCTTTCGTAAAATTTGAGATTTCAGCGCTTGCTTCAAGCACTTGATCTGCAAATGGAGGGTGACGGCGAACCAACTCATAGGCATTTGCTTCTGAGTATTCCATTGGCTTGCCGCCGAAAATAACACCGCGCAATCCACTGATGCGGATCGCCGCGCCACGCAAGCCGACTTGTAAATCTTCCTCGGTCATTGGCGTTGGGTTGTCGCCCTTGCCCTTGCGCTTTTCCTGCCATTCCTTCATGCGGAACTTGTTACCAAGTGCCAACTGCCAAGCCTTGACGGTGGATGACAGTTCACCGCGAACAGTGACAAACCAGCCTGTCAATTTGCCGTTGTAAACGAGTTCGATTTCATGGCCCTCTTCAGCGGCTTTAGGGGTGTCGATTTTTTCTAAGTCAAGCATAAAACACTTTCATTTGCGGGAGATAAAAGCCCGTGCCCAGCCCATGCGCTCCCGCAAAGAAGCGACATAGGCCGGGTCGTGGCAAGGGATGGCCCGAAGGCCGGAAACAAAAAAGCCCCAATGAAGGGGCTAGGTTTGGTTGATTGCGGCGGTTAAGGAGCCGCGCTATCCTGAATTTGGATAGTCGTTTGTGGGCTTGCCAGTGCAGCACCGCCCGCTGCGTTGTATTGGCAGGTGAAGCTGTATGAGCGCTTCTTGCCTTTAGCCGCGCCGTCGTCGCCATCGCTGGAAGTCACAACCAGCGAAGGCAGGTAGAAGCTGGCAAAGTCAGCATTGTTTGTGCTGTCGGATGTGAACACGCCAATCAGAGACTGAGCCGTTTCATCCACGAACGTATCGGCCAAAGTGCGCGAATCAAAGTAAGCGCTGAAACTGCCCGACACCTTGACGATGCCCCGGAAAATGTCAGGACGGATGTTTGATCCGACAACACCTTCAGCGGGAGACTCTTTGCCGTCGATATTGATTGACAGGTCAGTAACCGTAGCCACTGGCGAACCAGCAAGCAACAGCAGGCCAGATGCAGCTACCAATACGCCCGTAGTCGTTTCAGCCGTTGGTGAGGTGAAATAGGCGCTAGCAGATGAGGTTTGGTCCAGGCCTACAAAGGTAATATCGATCTTGGCATTGCCGCTACCGGGCAGGCTCAGATTGATCTGAGAAGCTTTTACGTCAATGTTTCGCTCAGACGATGGAACATCAGGATCCCATGTCTCAGCCGTGTAATAGACGTTCGTGTGCCCAGTGGTAGGCGCATAGGTCACTTTGCCGACTGCGGTAATGGTGGTTCCTGTTACGGGGCCTTCCGCAACCATCGCAACACCGTTAGCGCCATTGACTGGCATGACGGTTGCAACCAATGCGGTCACGTTGGTAATCAGCAGATTTCGATTGATGTTGGCAGCGTTCAAAGTGCCAGCCGACAAGCGAATGACCATGCCGATTTTGAATCCGTCCGTCAGGTACGAACCAGCAGCGCGGGTGACTGTGTAAGTCGGGCCTGCGCCTGCAATGGTCACGCTAGCGCCTGTAACAGCAGTCACAGCGGCAAAGTCACGACGAACGATCGAGGACATGAAATCGCTGTAGGTGCCAGGGCTGAAAAAGCCGTTCACTTTGCCGTCAACTTGTCGGACACCATGCCGCACGCTGCCCAATTGCTGCGTAGAGTTGATTTCCGACTCGGTGTCGTAGGTGTCTTTTTTGAGCGTAAAGGTCGCGCTCTCACGTCGCAAGATTTGAGCGCCTGTAGCACCAGCCAAGGTGCCTTTTGCGCTTTGTCGTTTAAAACGAATCTGCGAATTGACCGGGTTTGCAATTGCCATGATTTACTTTCTGCCCTCGTCAGGGCCAAAAAAAGGCCGCAATGAAGCAGCCAAAAAAAAGCCCCGAACTTGCGAGGCTAGAGGGGAACTGTTATTTGTTTAGGTTCGTATCCATGCTTGATACGGCACGGATACGGGGATGCAGTAGCGGTCGCCATCTATCAGTGCAGGGGCTATTCGCGGGGTATCTGTAACGGTCACTTGAACGCCACCTTCAGACATTGAAATGCCGCGCTTGAAGTGGGTTCTTATCGCCTGCGCTTGTGCTTCTGCGATTGCAGGCCCGGTGCCTGTCATGGCGCAAACGGTCACTTGAAATATTCCGCGCTCCAGGTAAACGGCTGCGCCTTGCGTGCTGTTATCTGGCGTGTTTGGCAGCAGGTTTACGCGCTGGTACATGGTGCCAGTGACAGGGGTAAACGGCGCATTCTCGAATGCAGTTGCCACTGACGGAGTGAGCAAAGCAAGACGCTTTTCAAGCGCTTTTCTGATTGTTGGTTGACTCACTATTTGAGCCTTTCAAAACCATTTGGCCTGTAATCAATCGTCTTTCTTGCTTTGGATGAATTGCAAGGTACGCATAAAAGCTGCAAGTTATCAATCACGTCTTTTCCTCCTTTTGATATTGGAATGATGTGGTCGAATGAGATTTTTTTCACCGCCCCGCAGCACATGCACTTGTAGCCAAATTGCGCTATTAACTGCATCTTTTGCGCATTGGTTGCCCGATCTTCTGATCTTGCTTCTTTCAGCACAAGATACCTGCGCTTGGCACCAGCTAATGACATCTCCCGAACTGCACCAAGATTTTTTTCGCGATATTGCTTTGCATATGCCTGCCTTGCCTCTTTGTTTTTCGAATATGAGATTGCCTCAAATTTGCTCCGACACTCCTTGCATACCCCGCCTGACTCAAACCTCTTCCCGAAATATTCGGATGGCTTAACCTCATTACAAGACCTACATAGCTTTACGCCATAACCCGGGTATGTGATTGCAATACTTGCTATGGCTTGGTCCTGCCTGCTTTCAAATTTTTGCTTGCCAGACTTTTTGGCCCAGTTCTTGTAAATTGCAGTCTGGCATTCTTTGCAATATGGCCTAAGCGTCACCCTACCATCCCGAACCCTTCCATTAAAAAGAGAACGATCTTTCTCGGTTAAGCATTTTGAACATACTTTCGTTTTGTCGGATGGATAAACAATAGCCATTAACTCTGACTTTGTTTTATCCCCCTTACGCTTTCTCTGAGCGCTACACGGCTTGCAATAGGGGGAAAATCCGTCTCTGTAATTCTTGAAAAAATCGCTCGATGGTTTTGTGCACTCACACATCGAGCACCACTTAACTGATGGAAGAACCTCTGATTTCATCAACAGCCTTTTGTAGATAGTCACTGTACTTTTGCACAGTTATTCTAACCATTCCGTTAGGCGCTTGCAAGCTGCCAGGAGACCCATTTGCGCGGCCATATTCCAAAACCCTCGCATACGGCATCGAATTACTCAACCAGATGGTTTGTCCAGGCTTCCACGATGGCAAGACTGATACTGTCCTGCCGATTGGGTCATCAGTTGATCCAATATCAGTATTCACAGCACCCACGCCGCACTGCCAATTGTTCCGAAAGCGCCCGGTATCGACTGGGCTTAGCGTCACCATTGATTTCTGCAAATCAAGAGCTGTTCGCCTTACGACTGCATCAGCTTTGTCGCCAACCTTCTGAATCAGCTTCGAGAAATTGGCCTTGAATGCTGCGTTCGACATGTCAGCTTACCCGGACTTGCACATCGTGGAGTACGCAAATTCCACCCGGAGCTAAAGGCCTGCTGTTCACAACATTGAATATCTCTGTGCCAATGGTTAGCGTGTCGCCCGGCTTAGGCGCTGCACCTATCAGCGGGTCAAGATACACACGCTGGTCAGTCTGCAAAATCACAGTTCCGTCTTTCTCGCGCTGGGAGTAATCCAACAGCACGCCCGGCCCGGCGTAGGTTGTTCCAGTGCTAACCACTGTCCCGGTTTCAGGGTCATATGCGCCCGGATCCATTCGCGTCAGGGTGACAGTTCGCCCTGCCTTTTTAAGCGTGCGCTGAACCTTTTCGGCGGTCTTTGCGTAGTCCATCAGGCGCGAACCATGCGGATAGAGTTTGCCGAACCTACGAACGGCGACAACAGGCGGTCAATGACCGGGTATTTCTTGGCTTGACTTGCGCCGGGTGCGTAGCGTGTCGTGATTGGCCCAACGGTCTCTTCAATCACGGGCTGATCTACATCACTGAGCATTTCACCTTGCGCTGATCTAAGCGCGGCCTCTGCATTGGCGTTTACCACCTCAACAGGCACAACGCCTGAAGGGTAATAGCCAGTCAATGAATCAGCCATAGGCACCCAGATTCGCGGCCAATCCAGCGCCTGAGTCGTAGTCGCACGAATGCCAGCAATGCGCCCGCGGTATGTCTGGGTCAGGTAGTCGCAGCCGCGAACAAGCGCCGATTCTTTGGCATCAGTGGCAAGCGCAGCCCATGCGGCATTACCACGCGCAAGGAAGTAGGCATCAGCCTGCGCCACTGAGCAATAGGACACGCTATCGCTTCCAGCTTGCCCGGTTTCTACGGTGATGCTCATTTACAGCCTTACTTTGCGCCGTCTAGCAAGGCTTGCAATTCAGCCTTCTTTGCGCCTTCAGGGATTTCGATTCCCTTAGCGGTCAGGGCTTCGCGCAGTTCTGCAACTGATGCCTTCTTTGCGCCTTCAGGGTCTTCAGGCTGCTCTTGCTTTTCGCATTCGCGCCATCCCAATGACTTGTGATTTGCAAGTGCTGTCGGGTGTACTTCGGAGTAAACGCCATTGAGTGATACGGGGATGAGTTCCATCTGTTTTCCTTTGGTTAAACATTCAAAAAAGCGCCCCGTTAGAGGCGCTTCATTCAATGGATTAGCCCATCAAAATTGCAACGTGTTCGCCTTGAACGACCTTGAATCCGTAGGCCAAATGAAGTTCCCACGTGGTCATGCCGTACTGTTGGATTTGCAACAGCAGGTATGTCATGCCGTTGGCATCGCTGACAAGCGTCTTTTGAATGGTTGCGTTCTCAGGGAAGATCGGAGGACGCATGATGCCGACAACAGCATTACGCTCGAATGCGAGGTTAGGCGTGTAGCTGTTGCCCACAGTCAAGGCGTTGGCAGTGGCGATCACAGCGCTGGCACCAGGACGGCCCAAGCTGATAGTGCCGGGGGCTGCAACACCCGTATTCACCACGTATTTATTGTTGGTGTCGGCAGCGAATCCGACCACATCACCAGCAAGCACAGTGCCAGTACCAGTGACCAAGGCCACATCACGCACGCCTACAGCCGTAGAGCCTGACGTGACGTAAGAAGCGCCTGTACCTTTGACGTGCTGAACGATGCCAGCAGATTCACGGATGGCAAAACCGAATTGGCGCAGCAAGTCACCCGATCGGCGTTCTGCATCGCTGCCTGCTTGGTAAGCCTGCTGAATGATGCCCAGCTTTCGAGCGGCTGCGCCCGCTGTGGAGTCAATGCACAACTGCAAATCAGCCAAAGGAGCGCCGTTATCGAGCAAGACCTTACGCAGATCAGCAATTGCATTGATGTCGGATGCAAAGGGGTTCGTGCCTGCGGTGCCGATAGCACGCGATGCGCCTACCTTGATAGCCTGCACGGCAGATGCTTCAGCCAAATTGCGAAGGGTACGCATGCCTTGGGCTACCAACTGGCGAACCCACTCGCCATCCGTAGAGCCATTTTCCAGCGAACGCATTTGTTCACCAGTCATGTTCCATGTGACTTTCTTGGAAGCGGTAACAGCCACGTCAACAGTCGTAGCGGTCTTATCGTCGCCAGCGGCTGAAGCGGCAGCGGGCGTGAAGTCGGTAGCGGTAGCCGTTGGAGCTACAGGCACCTTAACCACGTCGCCAACAGCAACACCCTTATCGTCGAAGCTTGCGCTGATTGCGCTCACAACGCCAAATGCCTCGCTTGATACTTCCTGCGCAGCGGAGTAGAGAACGGGTTGCAGTGCGGTAAATACGTTAGCCATGATTTATCTTTCTGCCCGGTATGGGCGAAAAAAAAGCACCCGTAGGTGCTTGGATTGATTGAATTGATTGATTACGGGATAACGGTCATTCCGCTAGCCATCGCCGCCGCACGTTGTTTAGGCGTGAGTGCGTTAAAGGCCGCTTCTCTGATCGTCTTGCCATTGCCGCCCGATGCGCTTTGTGTAGCGCCTGACCCGCTTGCTTGCGCAGGGAACCAGTGAGGGGCTTTTTCCTTTTGGTCCGCGAACCACTCCTTAAGAGTGAGAGGCTTACCGTCCTTGCCATACACGCCATCAGCGGGGGCAGGATTACCATCATCGTCAAGTGAAAACGTTGCAGCAGCGCGGTATAGGGCGTCTTCAATGGCGTACTGATGTAGGCCAGCTTCTGACGCAGCGGCACGAATGCCGTTTTCAAACACTCGCTTACTGAACTTGTTCGCCCGTGCTTCAGCAGCTTCGCGGGCTTCACGCTCTTTCTTTGTCTCGCTTTCATAGCTTGACTTCATGCGAGCTGTGCGCTTTTCTAAAACCTCGTCAACTTTCCCGGCTGCGATCAGGCTAGCCTCTTCGGTTGACGCGAAGTGGGCCAGGATTGTTCGTACAGCCTGCGGGTCGATGCCTTCAAAAGCTGCGAGTGATTCCTTGGACGCCTTAAGCGACCCGAGCAATTCGCGGTTTTTGTTTGCTAGGCCTGTCGTAGCAGTTGCCACAGCGGCACTAACAGCAGCATCAATTTGGGCCTGAACAGCAGGATCAACGGCAGTGCCGCCCCCACCTTCGCCGCCCTCGGCAGATTGTTGACTTTGGAGTCGTGTGAAAAGGCGTTGCTTCCAGATTGGCATGATGGTTTTGTCCTTTGGACGGTTGCGGGCTTAGCCCAATGAAAAAAGCCCAGCATTGCCGGGCTTGGAAAGCAAAAAGCCCCGGCACATGAAGCGCAGGGGCTTGGAAATTGAAAGACAGCGTTTAGGCTGGCATTGTGTTTTGAGTCTAAGTAACTCGCTCTATCTTCGCAGCGACATAAACAATATCGCCCTTCTTGTAGCAGTCTGCGCACACATCCTCGTGAATCAGTGTGCCCCTGCCCTTTTTGCCGTTCTTCACGATCACGCCGTTTCGGCTGGTCATGATTGTTCTGCTGCCACAGTGCGGACACTGGAGCATGCCGTTAGGCCTAGGTAGCCGCTTAACCCGCTCTAAAACAGCCTGTTTGGGGCTTGGTTCAGCTTTTGGGACTAGGGTTAGCATTGTTTACTTCTGGGCTTCAATTCCGCGAAGCCTTTTCCATTCTTCAACCCTAAATTTATTCGCAACAAAACTGCAATATGCCTGATACAGCGCTACATCTTCATGTGCCGGATCAATATCTTTGTCGATTGCAGCAAAGACGCCAAAAATCCTAGCTCGTTCCTCATCGTCTTTGGTAAACATAGCTACGTAATAATCTCTTGATCGTAGTTGTTGCTGAAATTTCATCCCATCACTATAAAGCCTATTCGGCTTGGGTGAGTTCCCCCACCAATTGAGGTGAGCACATCACAATTTCATAAACAGGATCGCCGTTGTTCAAAATCTCATTGAACGCCTCGCCAAAATCACAAACTACACGGCTTGCAATGATCTTTAGCCCGCGCTCCTTGTTGGCAAACTCGGTAAGGCCATTCCATGTGGAAACCTTTTTAAACACAATTTCGCCGCTTTTTGTCGCTACCGTGTAACTGTCTATTCTGTTGATTTTGATCTTCATAAACCCGCTTTCTTAAATGCCGCCGCATACCTCTCGCGCAACTGATCTAGCGTCAGGGGGGAACCTTTCGCGCTGTACAGATCAGCTAACGATAGATCACCTTTGCGCAGCAATTCCGCTCTTGATTTTCCCAGCACATCGTCTTGCCTTGCCGCGCTTTGCTTCTTAATCCAAGTCGCGTAATCAGTAGCCCCAGGCACAACGCCATCCATTGATGCGCGTTCATCAATCTCGAAATCCTCAATATCAAGGCCTGTAATCTCTTTCAGGCTTTTGAGAATTGGCGTCGATTTGCTACGGCAATTATGACTTATAATGCCATTGGCCGTATAAAACCCAAATTCTGTTTCGAGATTGAAAACATGACCAGAAAACCTAGTTCGCTCTATGCTGATTACGTCGTCGAGAAATACGCTGCCGGTCTTACCACCCAGGAGATTGGAAGCGAGATCGGATTCAGCAACGTCACCGTGGCAACTTTGCTTAAAAGTAGAGGGGTCAGCATCCGCGGTCACGTCCATGATATTGACCCCTCCTTGATGCTCGCCCGTTTCGACGCTGGCGAATCCGTTAACTCTATCGCTCGATCCTTTGCCGTCACAGAGAAGGTCATTGCAAGAATTCTCAGAAAGAATGGGCGCGACACATCTCTCAAACTCATCACCCTGAGTGATGAAGCTGTCATCAGCCTGCACAATTCTGGCATCGGCCTTAAAGGAATTGCAGAAAGACTCGGCACATCCCACACTGTTGTTGCTCGGCATTTGGTTGCCGCGGGAGAGTCCCCTCGCAACAGAAGCGAGCAGCAATTTGCCCGCATGGCAAACTCCACCCCGGAGCAGATAAAACGGCTCACAGAGAAAGCGCACAAGGCGGCAACCGGAAGAACTCGGAGCATCGAAGAACTTTCCAAAAGCGCTGTTACGAGGCACAGGAACGGGAGCCAGCGCACGTCTGCCTATGAAGCTGACCTTATCAAAATGCTGAGGCTCTTCGGTCTTGATTGCCGTGAACAAACCCCGATTGGACCCTATAACTGCGACATTACTACCGGCTCCGTCGCCGTGGAAGTCTGGGGCGGACACTGGCATTTCCACGGTGCGCACGCCGCCAGAAACGAGGAACGATTCCACTACATTTTCAATCAGGGATGGCACATCATTGCTATCGTTATTTCCAACTCCTACCCATTGACTCCCGCCGTCGCACGCCACCTTGTCGATCTTGTTAATACGCTCAGCAGCGACCCATCCCCTGTTCGTCAATATCGGGTGATTTGGGGTGCAGGAGACAAGTCGATTTCCGGCAGTTCTGATGATGACAAGATCACCCTCAAACCACCTCTTGTAAACACCCGTGATATTGCTTGATGCCGTCACAAGTGTTCCTGCCGGGAAGCAACACCAATGCAACGAACCCGGCCCCGCCCCCCATGGGTAGCTATGGCCGATTGGTTTGTGTGCCTTGTCATATTGCTTGTGGTCACGAATTCGACAAGGACTAGAGGTGCGCTGATCGAGCGTGGCCAGCCAAACAAAGCCTTTTATGAGGTCAGAGTTAGCCTCATGCGTCTTGCGCGTTGCTGCTGCTGCCGTGTGGCTTAGCGCCGTCCTGACAATCGCCTGTGCATCGCGCCGGGTTATTTCAATGATGCCGTCTGAGTAGCCCTTAGCTTTCGTGCCGCGAATGCCGCGAACAATATCCGCAGTGGTCTTGCCTTGCACAAATCCATCTGCAACCGCCTGACGAATCAGCCGCGCCTTCTTTTCCTCAAGCTCAGACAAAAAGCCTTTCAGCAAATTGCCTTGAAATGGTCTTGACAGCGCAGCCGCTGCAACTTGGTCTACTGATACACCCACGGCCATGATCTTAGCTGGCAACACGTCAGCAAGTACAGCCTGATTCCATGCCGCTTCGTATTGCGCGAAGTCTCTCAGCTCTTGCGTTAGTTCGCGCTGCACATCTGCAAACGCCTGTGCATTAAGCTGCCTGACGCTATACAGCATGCCTTCCAAGCGCTCAATGCTGAAAGCCGTAGGAGACATGCTTTCGAGCTTCACAACAAGCTCAGCAGCCATTGCAGAATCAGAACGATTCAGAACCGCAATGATCCGGTAAACGACTGAATCGCTGTACCTGCGAAGGTCTAACTCATGACTGATCGTCGCGTGAATGAGCTTTTCATTCGCGTTCACACCATCGCCCCGAGTTTTGGCCCCTCAGTTTCAATCGCTGATAGCTCATCATCTGGCACCAGATCAGGCGAAAGAATATTACGCCGCTGCATCTCTTTAAGGAAAGTCGGTTTGGTAATCAAGCTGCCCTGCTGCATCGACAAAACCAACTGAGCGGACGCATCGGACAAGTTCCCAGCGCCGTAATCGCTGAACATGGTTACATGCCCACCACTTGGCAAATTGACCCAATCTGCCATGAATTGCAAACATTGGTCTATGCCGTCTGCAACACCTTCAGCAATGCGCTGCAAATCGCTTCGGTTAGCCTCTGCATCGTTGTTTGATTCAGTCGCTGTGCGTTGACCATTAGGCCGCTGAATCAGCAACTCAGCCCCCATCTGGATCATTTGCGATTCGAGGTTTGTAAGCTCCTCGCGGCCAATCTTTACCGACTCAGCTGAGCCTTGAACAACCTTTACGTCTGCGCCTTGAGGCAGTTGCATGAAATGGTCTGCACCTACGCTTACATTTCCCTCCACCTCGCCGCCAATGATCGCGGCAATACGCACCCTGGCGAAGCGCACAGACTTTTGCTGGTCGCTTGAGTCTTGCCAGTGCTGCACATTCAAATGAGCGATTTCAATCAGTGGAGATCGCCCCTCCATGAAGCATTCTTTGTTTCCATAGAACGGAATAAATGGGATTGCTTTTAGCGTCGTAACGCCTTCGTCAATCAACACGTAATCGCGCTTACCTTTGGCCTCTTGTTCCTCGTACAAAGCCCATTTACCCGGCTCCAACACGCGAACACGATTAACCTCTTTGGTGCCCCAATCGCCATCAGGAATTTCAGCCTCCTCAGAAATGCGCAATTGGGTTAGAACACGCGCACCGCTTCTGATTTCAGACTTCCAGCCTAAAAGCTGATCGTGCTTGATACGCACAAAGTAAGGGCGAAGTCCTGCCGCTTTTTCGTCAGCTAGGGTTGTGACGCCGTTAGCCTTTGGATAGTCAACCAGCACACCGCACAATCCATAACCAAGCGCTTCATACAGCAAGCCAAATGAAAAATTGTGCAGGTTGTTGCCCTGACGATCAATATCCTCTGACCATTCGACAATCTGAGTCGGTACATCTTGGCCAAGCTGCAAAGGCTTGCTGAATGGCTTTGACGCCATCACCGAAACAGTGCGGGAGAATGCAGGCAGCAGCGTAGCAACCGATAGCCTGGTTTCATAGCCCGCTTCGCTTTCGCCTTCCATCTTTGGCAGATACTTCTTACCCGCCGCACGCATGGACGTAGTACCCCCAAGCAAAGCGTCAGAAATTGCCCAATCTGCGGCCATTTCATTTACTTCGGTTGTCGGGTCGTTTACTTTAAGCATGCGTGAAAAAGCCCGCTCGTATCGCTACTGCGGGCCTTGTTTTGTGTCGTTTGGTTAGAAGGTTAGGCTTGTTACTGTTGCTGTACGCTTGACGGCGAGACACCTGTATCTCGATTCGTCAGCAATGTGGTCTTCTGCGTCTGTATCAATGTCGTCAGGATCGCGGTCGCTTCTGGGTAGAACTGGGAATGTGCGGATGAACTGCCTACAAACGTCGAATACAAATAGTCCAGGCTCTTCCATTCGACTGGATTTAGCAGCCATCAAACGGCCTCGCATCAGTTGCCATCCACGTTTACGCGAACCGGGAGACTTATCAGCCTTCTCCCACCTTACGCCGTGTCGCTCTTGAATCTTCGCTGGGCTATCGCCGTTCGTTTCATCAAAGATGCTGCTATCTGCTGGACCCGCTTTGATGCGCGACTTGATACCCATTTCGGTCTGTCGTTTGGCGATGCCGTCAGCAATGCCAGAATCACTCATCTTTAAGCCCTCATTCGGCTTACCGCTCCATCCGTACCATTCACCAATTCTGATCAATGTACCACGTGGGAATATTCGCTTAGAACCATCGGCCAAAGTCGCCTCTGTTCCGTCTGATTCAGCCCAGAAACCCACTGAAAACGGCTTACTGCTACCCCAGTCAAATGCGCGGTCAATTCGCCAGCTTGATGGGATTTCAAACGGCTTGAGAATGTGGTGTTCATCACTCCACACATCATCAAACATTCCTCCCGCAACGATGTTCCAATCACCATCCCGCATTGCTTTGACAAGTGCAGGATTACCCAAGCCTTCTAGCCTGTCGCCGTAATCTGGATCGTTCTCAACAAGAGTAGGGTTATCAGCAAGCTTTGCCGGGATGTATTGGCGCTTCATGCCGCCCTCGCCTTTCGGCTGGGAAACAATCTGCATTGGCGCGGCTACATCAATGAATGTCGCCTTCACCCAGTTGTGACCGACACCGCCAGGATTTGACCCAGCTACGATGCGCGGGAACAAACCCAAGTATTTCTGCTTAAGCTTCAACCCGCCGATTCGGCAACGTCCCCGGAGATACCTGTAAATCTTCTCGGTGAAGTGGGTAAGCTCATCAATCATCAAGACGTGTATTTCAGCGCCTTGATATTTAGATACGTCTTTCTCATACTGGCAATGGCAAAGGTGAATCTTTGCGCCATTCCAGAATTCAATATAGTTCTTTGACCAATTGATCTTGGCGTGCCCTGCCTCTATCCATTCAGCAAGCAATGAAGGGAACCCCGTAGGCCCCTCCATATGATTCTTTGCTAGGTCATCCGACAAGCGCCGAAAAATATAGACCTGCAACCCAGGTATATCAGTACACCAAGCAATTGCGGCAACGCGCATCAGGTGGCTTTTGTCTTCTTTGCCCCTCCAGAATTGCTTCTAGAGGGGCCAAACACCTCCCCCAGCCGCGCCACCGTACAAAATCTCGGTCGCGTGGCTGAGAATGGCCTCAGTTTGTTGTGGGTGAAGACTCAACTCCATTGCGCTTACTCCATCGTGGATGCGGCATCCCCTTTGTGAAGGTTCCGCGCGCTCCTGTTGTCTCTGCGTATGACGCAATCCCAAGTGATCTGCGCCTGCGAGAAATGATTGATTTTTGAATTCCTAACTCGTCTGCAATCTTGTAATCCGGCTCTTTTCCAAGCCTCAAGACAACACTATCAGGAAATGTTTTTTTGTTATGCCCACCCATAGGTGGTGGGGGGCTGTTCTTTGTCCGGTCGAACGATGCCGGGATTCCAAGTTGATCGCGTCGATAACTCACTGTCTTGCGGGTTGCTCCGATTTTCTTGGACAGTTCCGAATCTGTAATTTTCCCAAGCATCGAATCAAGTTCTGGCGTCCATACAACGAAGTGGCCGCCCATCCCGCCATCGCCGCCGCACTTGACATTAAGCAAGTCGTCACATAGCGCACGGTAATGCGCAACCCATCTTTTTTCAGCAGCTTGATACCCCTGCAAATCCGACACGTCAATCTGCGCAATGACAGGCTTAAGTCCAAGCTGTTCTAGCGCTCGAAACCAATTCTCTTTTCTCTTGTCTTTCAGCTTTCCACGATATGAGGATCTTAAGTGCTCCCTAAGCCGCCTTGCGAGTGGATTAACAGTCCTACCAACATATCGAACTGCTCCGGTTATAGGGTCTGAAAGCGTGTAGATCCGGATGATTTTTTCCATCCCCACATTCTAACGACACTCTAGGTAAATCTCCGGATGCGCCTCCATATTTTCACTGTGGAGACTTAGTTCCATGTAGAACCAGTTTCAATTCTGGGTGTTTGATTTCGCCGCTGTGTTCTATCTTGTCTTTGAACATGCCAAGGTGACGCGCAACACTATCTAGCGCCCCCTTCTTGTCCACGAACTTTATTTTCTTGGTCGTGACAACTGATTCTGAGTTCTTGTCAAAGCTATCAACAACATCTACGCCCACCAGCGCAGCGGCAACATCTGCATCAAGCAAATGAACAGGCTTCAATGCCCCGTTCTCATCGTAGAATCTGCGCGGATCAAGGAATGCCAATTTGGCAAACTCAGCAAGTACCCGGTCTTGTGTTATCTCTGTTCGCTCACTACGGGCCTTCATTGCAGCCTCTACAGCATGCGAAATCTCAGGTTTCCTCAGGTTTTCATGGCCCATTGCATCTGCCCTGTGCGTAGAGTACCCGGCGCGAATTGCTGCCTTAGTGGCATTCAAATCAATCAGGTATTCGTCTACAAAGCGTTGCTGTTTCGGTGTGAGGCTCATGAAATGGTTTCTGTCTTGTATCGGTAAGCCCGCATCAGACTAACCCTCACGGGCCTGCGGGTTGCTGAATCGGTCACTTGATGACGCCACCGCACGCGCAGAAATTCCGCGCCTAAGCGCCCCCACTCAAGTTGCAGGGTGAATGAATCAAGAAAGAGAAAAGCCCCGCCTCAAAATGTCGCACGGTTGCCGTGCGCCTTAGCATTGAGTGCAGGGCTTGTAAGTGGTTCTAGCGGCTTAATTGATGCTGTTAATGGAGTGCCAGTCCAATGCTGTGCAGTCTCTGTGACTGCTTAGCCTGCGCTGTGTGATTGATGGCGACCGGGTTCCCCAATCCTGCAAAAAAATGATTTGCCTAGTTCTGCTTAACCATCACGGCTGCGGACTGCCGTTTATAACCAACCTCTCGGGCGACGACGGCAGAGCGTCAATGGCTGGCCTTCAATCCGCATGCGTGATAGTTGATAGGGGTGTGCTGTTACGCCAAATAGTCCACTGTGCAAACTCACCCCGCGAAAATCAATCTACAGGCAGCACGCTGTTAACGATTGATCCACCCTCGCTCAAAGGTTCGCGTTACCTAGGACGCCCTACCGTTGAGTACGGAATAACGGGCATTGCCTAGTAAACCGATTTGCTTGCTTAGTTTTCTCAAGCTTCCACAAATCGGAAGGTTAGCGACTAACTCATTAAAAGATGGCTGCTTCTAGGCCAACTTACCACCATCACGGCTACCTACTTAGGCCAATCAGAATCACTCTGATCTCGTTTACTGCTGCTCCGGGTTCAGTGATAACAGCGCCTGCGGGGTGTACGGCCCCTAAATAGGTATGCGTAATGGCCCCGTTTCCGGGATGGTCGTCAAATCGCAGACATGACTAAGCATCGCTACTTCTGCAAGCGCTAATCAAGCGGTTTGCAGACTGCGGGCATGCTTTAGCCACGATGCTAGCGCTCTCTGGCGACCATTGAGCGCCTATCCTACACGGTTTTTATTGGTGACGCAAGCGCTTTTTAAGCGATTCACGCGCAGCCGATAAGCAATCGTCCATCAGTGTCGCCAAGCGCCTACCTGACTCGCCGCACGGTAGCCTTTTCTCTCCGCTGCCTTTGCATACTGGGCAGACAACATCAGACAGGATTGGCGTGTCTTTGATGACCTCGCGCTGCTGCCCGTGGCAGGTTGTGCAAGTCTTGTCGAGCCACCACAAAAGCACAGCTATCGAATCATTGGCCGGGTCTGCTGCGCCTACCTTGCCAGCCATGTGTATCAGTTGATCGCGCATGCTTGGAAGCGCTTTTACCCGGCCTAGCATCAGTTTTTGCTCATGCAGCAACCAGCTATCAGAATCGGCCTGCGCCTGCTTAGCTTGCTCCTTTGCACTCCCTGGCAAGGTCTTGGCGTAGGCGTCTATTGCAGCCTGAGACATGCGCCGGGGCTTGGATACGCCGTCCCACTCGCTCACAAGGCGAAGCAATGCCATACCAACCCGTGAATGAGACCAGCCCGCCGCGATGATTACATCTGCCCCGCTTTCGACTTCTGCGCACACTCTTAAATTGCTAGAGTTTGTGCCGTTCATGTACCGCTCATCCATGGATATTGGTGTGGTCATAGGTTCCTTTCTTGATTACGATCAATTGATTAAGGCGTGTAAATCAGATCCAGTGCGGCCCATTGTTCCGCATCCAATACAGGCTTAATCCAACCAATGATGAGCCCATCAACACCAACCTTAAAAATAATGTAGTCGCCGTATCCTTCGTCACCAACGCACAATATTTTGTCTGGAACGTAGTAGCCCTTCCACTTCGCGATACGTTGCTTTGACTCGTTTAGAAGCCAGTATTCCCCCTGGTCGCACACCTTGTAATGCACATCTGCGGAGACTCCTTCAGGCCAGTTCTGAACAAGCCCGTTGTCTAGGTCTATTACAGGCGTCCAAAGGATTCCATTCCGTAGAGGGATTTTCCCCTCCGCGTCTTCATTGCCGTTCAAATAGGCATCTTCCCAATAGCGAACTTCTGCCGAAACTTCGATAAATCTAGCCTGTTTTTCACTGCTCATAGCTTCACTCCTATCGTGTTAGGTCATCTGGGTGCATTTCCAGCAACCCAGCGATAGACACATGCAGGGTTACAGCAGCTTCTCGGAGTTCACCTAATTTTTGTTCCAGCGCAGCAATACGGGCGTCCTTCTCATCCATTCCAGCCGCCATATGAGCGGCAGCGCTATAGTCTTCATCGCCTACATAGCTCAGCAACTCACCGTAGCCATGTAGGCTGTAGCCGATTAACTGTGCAAACTGCCGCCTGTCGTCGCCCGTGAATTCAAGTCTTGCTATCTGGTTCATGTCGCATGAAGGATGGGAGTCAAGCAGGTGCCGAACAATGGCGTTCTCCTTGAAGCGCATAACGCCTTTACCATCGAGGCCGATAGGTTGAATTGGGTTTCTCATAGCTTCACCTTTTTGATCTTGAAATTGATACACCTGGAGCCGTACTTTTGCCGCTTCAGGTCGCATATGTGGATCACGCCTGATGAAACCTGCATTGATTGATGGTGTACGCAGCTACCGCAATTGGCATGCTTTCTAGCCTCTGCCTCTTGCTTGCGCTGCAAAACGGTCTCAGGGTTGCCCCACATGTGCGCGTCTAGGGTCATGCGTTTCCTTTGTCGTCCTGGCGTTTCCACCTGTCCCATTGAATAAAAAAGTGAAGGCGGTTTGTCGCCGTCATCTTCTTTCTGCAATGCTGGATTTGGTGCTCAATGTTCTTGATTGAGCAATCCAGCAACCTAGCCGCACCTTTGGCACACCCGGCCTCGATAAAGGCGTCCATCACACGGGTTTGCGCTTCGGTTAGCCCCCACGGGTTCATGCATAGGCCCCTGTTTTGTTCAATGCTCTGGTTAGCGTGTTCCGGTCAACCTGATATTCATATGCCAATTCCTTGATCAGCTTCCCGGCAAGGCGCTTGCGCTCAATCTCGCGCACTTGGTCCGCGTTGAACTTCGGCTTGGTGTGGATTCGTCTGAAACCGCCTCTCATGCTGCCGCCCTTCTAGCAATCTGCCTGATTGAGTCCCGGCAAATAGGAACACGCCTCATGATTTCGGCATGTGTGCACTTTTGCTCAAGCAATTCCTGAACAGCATCAATCCGCTTTTGGTCGATGCGAGGCTTAATCAGTGCGCTACGGAATTTCGAGCGATACGACTCAGGCCGTGGGCAATCCTCTGGAACTTCAACAAGGCACCAAATAGCCTCTAAGCGCCCTTTGTTGTTCCAACGGTCAATGAATGCATCAGGCATCAAGTGCAGCGTTGTGCTTACGTTGCCTTTGCTCTTGCCGACAATCCCGAAAAACTCGGATATTTCAGCCACTGTCGCGCCGTCAGGATGACGTTTCAAATATTCCCTGATCCTTGGGTGGTTTACCTTGCGTTTCATGCCTGCTCCTTTGCGTATTGCAGTTCTAGGATCAGTTGGCAATAGTGCAAAGCCTTACGAATATCAGCCGCGCCGTTTTTAGCTTTGTGCCGGGTCACATACTTGACGACATTGCCCTGCAAAAAATCAAGGTTGTTTGCATGGATGAACTGGATTGGCTGGATAGCCATGTCCTTGTAATGCGTACCGCCTTCTTGGGTATCTGTTGCTTTCATGCTTCCAGCCTTTCTAAAGTCATTGCCAATAAATCTTCTTGCTTCCCGTACCTTGCTTCAAACGCTGCCTTGTATGGATGCACGGCTATCAAATCCGCAAACCCTGTGCCGTCTTGGTGATGCCCAGCGCATAGGGCCAAAACCTTTTTGTGTGCGTCTGGCTTAGTGCGTCCGTCTATGTGATGGATAGACACCCAGCCGTTAAACCTGCCGTCAATGTGGCAAGCGATGCAGCCAAGCTCAGCTATGCGCGTGTGCAGTTCTTTTTCTGCCTTTGTTGGGGTGCGGCCTTTCATGGCATCCAATCCAAAGTGAGTTCAAACTGATTCGGGTTTTGTTCGACTGGTGCAACATGGCGAACCTTTCGGACTCGCTTAGGCTTTGTTGTCGATAGCCCCATCCTTGCCGCGCAAGTCGGGCCAAATGGATAGCCGCCGATAAGTGCGGTTACGGTGCTTAATGGGCGGTGGCATCGGGCGCAGATCATACGGCCATCCTTTCCAGCGCTCTCGCCGTCTTGTAAACAGGCTCCACGCCAGATTGAGCGGCCATCGCTACAAGAAATTCCATCCAGTCACTGAATGTCTTTTTCCCCATCTTGGATGTGCGCTGTGGAAGCATGATTACCTTCCCGTCAAATGCCGCCATACGCATCTCGCCATCAAAGCATCCCGAAAGTACATCCTTCCAATCATCTGCCGTAGCCCACTGCATCACGCCATTTATGCAAAGTTGCTTTTGTTCAGCAAAGCCTTGCAAGTAAGGCCATTGCGCGGCGTTCTGATCGAGTGTCCTGTTTGGTTCGCAAACGATGGTTACGAAACCGTCAGGCGCGGTTTGAACCTCAGCAATAGCCCTCCTTCGGGCCATTTCATGAACGAGAACAAATGTCTTTTTGATCATGGCCTGAACTCCATAACAGCCTTGATAGCTGCGTGTGCGTCGATGGCATCGCGTTGGGCTTGGGTTTGGATTTGCGTCATACGACATGCCCCCATGATTGGTAGCTAGCTACCTTTTCAATCGTGCGAATGTGGACGCCGTGCTTCTTTGCTAGCGCCTCATTGCTCAGGTTTTCCTTGATGTGCTTACGCAGGTTTTCACGCTGTCGCATGGCTGATCTGATTTCAACCACATCCAAATCGAGTAGCTTGGTTTGCGGTAGTTCCTGCCCACGGGCGCAGAATTCAGCAGCCATTCAATACTCCTTTTATTGGCTGGTTAGAGGGCCGCAGTCAGTTCGCGCTGATTGCGGTTTTCGTTTTCTGGGGCAATAACCCCGAGAACTCGTAGCGCGGCTTCGGGTGAATCAACAACGGCCAACGTGCCGCCGTTCCATTCCCGATGCCACTTCAATTGATCTGACGTCAGCTTTCTTGCGCTGGGTGGCTTGGCTCCGTCTTTCACTTCAATTAGCGCTGTTTTGTTGCGGAATCCAACAAGCAAATCAGGCACGCCAGAACCGACACCAGCAAGGCTTTGAACAGTTGCCCCAGCTTTGCGCAGTGCAGATACCACCTCGTTATGGTTCGCGTCGATCTTTGCCGCTCTCATTGCGCATAGCCTCCGTTAGCAGATCGGGAAGCTCTCGCCATTCCGGCAATTCTTCGGCCAATTCGTTGACCCTCTGCCATGCATAGGCCTTGAACCCCGGCACTTTGGCCAGCCTTGTGTAATGGTCTAGCAGTGTTTGAATGTCCATTCATCACCGTTCCTCCGGGTGGAGATAGCTTCTGTTGTTTGGCTCGTCGCCCTCATTCGCTAGGTACTGCATCGAATTGCGGTCAAACCAAAGCTTGATCTGCCCTTCCCATTCGCCGTTACGCTGCTTGTCGCAAATCAAAAGCGCATCAGGTTCACCATCCTTTACGGTTTTGCCTTCTTGCAAGCTCTTTTCTTTGGCCTTATTGCGCCAAACCGTGATGACGTTATCTGCTTGGTCGGTGATTGCCCCACTGCCTTTGTAGTCATACTTTGTCGGTTTGTGGTCATCTGTTGGCGGCTTCTTGATGTGATGCACCAAGTGAATGT